GTCAGAATAGTTGGCAGACTTTATTTATTGGAGCGCGGCGTGAAGGTGGAAGCGGTAAAAATCGCGGAATTGTCGGCGGACCCGGCCAACGCACGTAAGCATCCAGACCGGAACATTGAGACGATTGTGGGTAGCCTTCGCAGGTTCGGCCAGCAAAAGCCCATCGTGATTGACGCCAGCGGCGTCGTGCGGGCTGCACCGGCAGTCGTGTGAACAGCCATCGGCGGCAAGGAACACAAATGGCATCGAGCACCGGCAAACAAACTGCGGCAGAGGCAGTGGAGGCCGTCCGCTCGCTGATCGTTTCCGGCGCGACAGAGCACCAGATTATCGCGGTGATTGAAAAGCGTTGGCCGGACCAAGCGGCGCGGCCGCTGATTGCGAAGTGCGTCGAGTCCATCGCAGCGGTTGCGTCGGCGGATGAGGATGTCGTGTACGGCTGGTGTTTCGAGGCGACGCGAGAAATCCACCGGCGAGCGTTGAATGCTGACGACTTCGCGACGGCGTTGAGGGCCGCGCGGCAGATGTATGACATGACGCGAGACCGTGCCTGATGTTCACCGGCACACCATCGAAACCGAAGAAGGGCGGCAAGCGGCCAAAGGCATACGACCGGCACAAAGAAGTGATGCGCGGCCGACAGGCGAAGCAATCCGCCGAGGGCCGGGACATCGGCTCCATCCCCGCCATCGAAAACCTAGACCGCCGCGAGTCGTGCCGGAATAACCTGCGGCTGTTCTGCGAAACGTATAACAAAATCGCCTTTTACTGGTCGTGGTCGGATTCTCACTTGCGCGCCATATCGCGAATCGAGGAGGCCATCCGCACCGGCGGGCTATTCGCGTTCGCCATGCCGCGCGGGTCGGGCAAGACGGCAATATGCCGCAGCGCGATGCTGTGGGCGGCGTCGTATTCGCACGTCAGATACCCATATCTGATCGGTGCGACGCAGGGCAAGGCCGAGGAATCGCTTGAGACGCTGAAAATCTGGATGCGGTTCAACGTGGAGTACGTCGCCGACTTCCCCGAGATTAGCCTTGCGGTGCGGTCGCTCAAGGGGATTGCCAACAAGGCCAGCGGCCAAACGTGCCTAGGCGAGTCTACCGGCATCGAGTGGGCCAAAGATCGCGTCGTGCTGCCGACCGTGCCGCCACCGGCAAACCTGCCGGGAGCGGACAATATGACCGTCGCTCCGTCTTCGGGCCTGCTGATCGGTGTCAGTGGACTGACCGGCGAGGGTATCCGTGGCTCGCTGCACACGTTGCAGGACGGTTCGCTGCTGCGGCCTGACTTCGTGCTGCTGGACGATCCGCAGACGGACAAGTCAGCCAAGTCGCCCAGCGGCAACAACACGCGCGAATCACTTATCAGCGGCGCGGTGCTCGGCATGGCTGGGCCGGACAAGCCAATCGCGGCGGTGATGCCGTGCACGGTGATTGCTCCCGATGACATGGCCGATCGGATGTTGGACCGTGAACGGCATCCGATGTGGCGCGGCGAAAAGACGCGGATGCTCGAAACCATGCCGAAGAACATGGCGGCGTGGGACAGGTATTTCGAGATCTATAGGGCGTGCGCGCAGCTTGACCCGGCGGACTACAAAGCGGCGGCGGACCATTACACACAGCACCGCGACGAACTGGACGAGGGGACTAAGGCAAGCTGGCAGCAGCGCAAATACAAGGGTGAAGTGTCGGCGGTCCAAAGCGCGATGAACTTATTTTGCACTAAGGGCGCGGAAGCGTTTTATGCTGAGTACCAAAACGACCCACGCGCCGCGTTGCCGCAGGACGACGACCAGCTCGAACTTGACGCGGTGGCCGAACGTGGAAGCCCAACGCCGCGCGGCACGGTTCCCCTGGCGTTGCCGCGACTGGTGGCGTTTATCGACGTCCAAGGCTCGCTGCTGTACTGGGTGGTCATGGCGATCGCTGACGGCTTCACTTGCCACGTCGTGGACTACGGCGCGTGGCCAGACCAGCAGCGGAATCACTTCACGCTGGCGAACGCGCGGGTGAAGTTCGAGCACGTTTACGCGGGCATGGGTGAGGAGGCTCAACTGCTGCACGCGCTGAACGATTGCACGTCGCACCTACTAGGCCGGTCGTGGACGCGCGAAGGCGGCGGCGTGGTCGAGATTGAGCGGTGCATGATCGACGCGGGCTATGGCAACACCACCGGGATCATCTATCAGGTGTGCCGCGAATCGCAGTACAAGGCACGGATGATCCCGTCGCACGGTCGCGGCGTCAAGGCGAAGAACGCACCGATGGACCTTTGGCCGCGTGCGACGGGCGAGCAGGTCGGCACGAACTGGCGGATCCGTTCATCGCAGCGGCGTTCCGGCGCGCGTTATTGCCTGTACGACACCGACTTTTACAAAATGTTGTTGGTCCGCCGATTCCGTGTGGCTCGCGGTGACACTGGAGCCATCACGCTGTTCAAGGCGTCGGCGAATCAACACCGCATGTATGCCGAGCACGTCGTTGCGGAGCGGTCAAAGCTGGTGGAATCCAACGGGCGGCGCGTCCACGAGTTCGACGCCGTACCGAATCAGGAAAACCATCTCCTCGACTGCACCGTGGGATGTCTGGTGGCTGCTGCGGTTATCGGCGTGTCGATGGACGGCATGCAGTCACAGAAGCCGAAGCGTGAGCGAATCAAACTGAGCGACATCCAGGCACAACGGAGGGCCGGGCGATGACACTACGCGACCGCAAAACAGGCGAGCCGCTGGGGCAGAAAGACGTCGGGCTGGTCTGCCGCCGGTGCGGTTGTCGGCATTTTTATGTCGTTTACACCGAGCCAAAAAAAGACACGATCATGCGTCGCCGCGAGTGTAGAAACTGCCAGAAGCGCGTGTCAACATACGAACGCTAAGGCGCACGAAGGCGCACTAGCAGACGCTAAGGCGCACGAAGGCGCACTAGCAGACGCTAAGGCGCACTAAGGCGCACGAGCAGGCAGAAAATAGGGCCGCGCAGATAATGCAATTCTGTTTCCTGCCCTGTTTGTGCTACACGCGGCGTAGCGCCGTGCTACATCGCGTGTAGCACAGCAACCAGTCGCCAAAACCTATACCGGTGGAACAATCTGCAAATCCGTTTCCACAACGGTTGACGAATCGCGCCAAATGCACGCATGGCCGAAGTCGACCCCATTGAAACGGCTCGCAGTCAGCCGAAAAGTGGCACCCAAGACGGGACCAGCTTCACCGCGCACAGCCTGATCGAGCAGATTGAGGCCGACCGCTACCTGTCTGAAAAGACCGCAGGCTCACGGCGCAAGCTGCCGATCCGCTATGCGAAAATAAAGCCGGGAGGTGCAGCATGAGCACCACCCGCGCGCCCGCGAAGATCGCCAACGTCCGCCCAAAGGTGCGGCTATCCGATGCTGCACGCACTGGCGGCGTACGCGCGACCTATGACGCGGCGCAGACGAACACCGAAAACGTGAATCACTGGGCACCGGCTGACAATCTGTCGGCTGCCGCGTCCGCTTCCCCGGCTGTTCGCCGCGTCCTTCGCAAGCGATCCCGCTACGAAATCGCCAACTGCCCGCTCGCCCGGTCGATCCTGCGCAAGCTGGCGGATTACGTCGTCGGCACCGGCCCGCGGCTGCAAGTCCGCACGCGCGACCGCGACTACAACCGCGCCGTCGAGCAGGCTTTCAATCAGTGGGCGATTGCGGTCAAGTTCAGCCGCAAACTGTGGCAGATGCGGTACGCGAAGGCAATGAACGGCGAATCGTTCGGCCTGTTCACTACGAACCTAGGACTGCGTACCGAGGTCAAGCTGGACCTACGCACCATCGAGGCCGACCAAGTCAGCGACCCGACCTACCAGGCGCAATCGGCCAGCGACGGCATCATTTACGACGATTACGCGAACCCGATGGGCTATCGCGTGCTCAAGTCTCACCCCGGCGACGCGTTCACTTTCACAACGATGTCGAGCGACTTTGACACGTTCCGCGCCGACGACGTGCTGCACTTCTTCGACGCCGAGCGAGCGGGACAACTTCGCGGAGTGCCTGAGCTGACATCGGCGCTGCCGCTGTTCGCCATGCGACGCCGGTACATCCTCGCGGTGATTGCAGCCGCTGAGACTGCCGCGAATCACGCTGGCGTGCTCGAAACCGCAGGCAACACAGAAGACCCAGAAGACCTTGTGCCGCTTGACGCCATCGACATCGAACGCAATTTGATGTTGACCATGCCGCGCGGCTGGAAGCTATCGCAACTCAAGGCTGAGCAGCCGACCACCACCATGCAGATGTTCGACGGCGTGATCGTGCGCGAAATCGCTCGATGCGTGAACATGCCCTACGGCATCGCCGCGTCTGACAGCAGCGGCTACAACTTTGCCAGCGGCAAACTCGACAATATGCCATGGCGCACGACCGTACGCATCGAGCAGGACGCGCTCGAGGACGTGGCCGCACGACCCACATTTGAACGATGGTACGCAGAGGCCATCCGCATCGTCGGCTACCTGCCACCGTCGCCAGTCGCCGACCGGATGCTCCCCCCGCATCAATGGTTCTGGGACGGCCAAGACACGCCAGACCCGCGCGAAGCTGGCGCGAAGATGACCGGCCTTTCCGGTGGATTTGAGACGCACGCCGGAATCTTCGCGCGACGTGGCGACGACGTGATTGAGCAATGGGAAGCACAGGCGGAACTACTTGGCATCACGCTGGACGAGTACCGCCAGCTTGTGATTGCTAACGTCTTCAAGACGCCTACCGAAGTCGCCGCAGAAGCCGAATCCAACGACGAAACAAGCGAAACCGACGACGAAGCCAGCGACCAACTCGCTGAGCAGGAGGCCGCGCAGTGAGCAAGATCAACCGACTACGCAACTGGATCACAGCCAGCGCGCCAAAGGGTGGCGACCGCGACCCGGCACGCGTCGAGTTCACCGCGCCGGTGGAACTGACAGCCGCAGCCGCGACAGCCGAGGGCCAGCCCGCCAAGCTGCCGAGCTTCAACATTCAGGCGTACGGCGGCGGCGTGATGAACGTCAGCTCGTCGTACCACCCGGTGATTCTGGAGCTTTCCGGCATGAAGTCGAGCCGCTCCAAGCTGCCGATTCTGCTGAATCACGACGACGCGCGGCCGGTCGGTCAAGCGAACAAGGTCACCATCGACCCCAAGGGCGTGACGCTTGAAGGCTCGTTCACCGCCGCCGATGGCGACGCGGCCATGATTGCCGCACACGCAAAAAACGGCTTCGAATGGCAAGCCAGCATCGGAGCGACGGTCGACAGCCGAGAAATGCTCGAAGCAGGCAAGACCGCGACCGTCAACGGCCGCGAAGTAACCGGCCCACTCATCATCGCCCGCAAATCAACGCTGGTCGAAACCAGCATCGTGACCATCGGCGCAGATCAAAACTCGTCGGCGTCAATCGCCGCGAAAGCAACCGGAGAAACTGATATGGACTTCAATGACTGGCTCAAGGCTAACGGCATCGCCGACTTCGATACCCTGAGCGACGCCATCAAGGCGCAACTCAAGGCCGCGCACAAGGCGACTGAAACCGCTGCACCCGCATCCAACGTCACCGCTGCCGCGAAGCCTGCCGACACTGCACCCGCTCAGGTCGACATCAAGGCGATGGTATCCGAGACGCTGACCGCAGCCCGCAAAGAATGGGAAGCCGAGACGCAGCACCGTTCCGACATCGAATCCGCCACCGCAGGCCACCCCGACATCCGCGTCAAGGCGTTCGCCGAAAAGTGGAGCAAGGACCGCACCGAGCTTGAAGTGATTCGAGCCGGCCGTCCGCAGTTTGGCGCGATGGTCAACACCGGCAAGGACTCGCAGGTGCCGACCGGCGACCTGCTCACTGCCGCTCTGTGCCAAGCTGGCAACCTCGTGAGCGTCGATAAGCAGTTCGACGACAAGACCCTGCAAGCCGCACACACCCGCTATCGCGGGAACCTCGGCATCCAGTCGATGCTGCTTGAGGCCGCATGGGCCAACGGCTACACCGGCCGTCACTTCGACCGCAGCGGCGGCGAACACCAAGCGATCCTGCGTGCCGCATTCAGCACCGTCAGCCTTCCCGGCATCCTGTCGAACGTCGCCAACAAGTTCCTATTGCAAGGCTTCAGCGCCGTTGAGCAGGTATGGCGTCGCGTTTCGAGCCAGTCAAGCGTGAGCGATTTTAAGGCCGTCACCAGCTACCGCCTCAACGGCGCGATGCAGTTCGAGGAAGTCGGCGCAGCCGGACAACTCAAGCACGCCACCGTCGGCGAGGAAAGCTACACCAACCAAGCCAAGACCTACGGCATCATGTTCGCCATCACGCGGCAGGACCAGATCAACGACGACTTGAGCGCGTTTACTGCCGTGCCTCAGCGCATCGGACGTGGCGGCGCGCTGAAACTCAACAGCGTGTTCTGGGCCGAGTTCCTCGCCGACCATGGAACCTTCTTCCCGACCGACAACAGCAAGCTGAATTACATCAGCGGTGCCGACACGACGATGGGCATCCCCGGCCTCACCGCCGCGACGACAGCGTTCAAACGTCAGGTCGACGCCGACGGCCTGCCGCTGGCGTTGATGCCGCGTTTCGTGCTGGTGCCGCCCGAACTGGAACCAGCCGCGCTCGAGGTCTACCGGTCCACGACCGTCAACACCGGCGGCAGTTCGACGAAGGCCCAGGTCGCCAACGCCAACATCTATGCGAATCGGTACGAGCCGATCTCCAGCGTGTACCTCACATCGGCGCTCGAGTGGTACATGCTGGCAGACCCGAACGAACTGGCCGCGATCGACGTCGCATTCCTCAACGGCAATCAGCAGCCGACCATCGAAACCGCCGAGACGGACTTCAACACGCTCGGCATTCAGATGCGCGGCTTCTGGGACTTCGGCGTGAACAAGCAGGAATACCGTGCCGCCGTCAAGAGCAAGGGTGCGGCCTAATCCGGACTGACCGACGAACTGTCACCGGCTCGCGCCGGTCAAATGAATATACGCCGCGACTAGCGGCACAGATCAAGTGAGATACCTATGGCCGCAACATTCCGACATGGCGACCCCCTGATGGTCGATTACACGCCCGGCACTGCTGTCGTGGCCGGTGCCGTCATCGTCGCTGGCGACGAGACACGCATCGCGCATACCGACATCGCAGCCAACGCACTCGGTGCGCTGGCTGCTGGCGGTGGCGTCTACCGCGTGCCGAAGACCGCCGGCTCGTCCACTGCTATCGCGGTGGGCAAGCGCGTCTACTGGGTCGTCGCAACCGGCGTCGTCACTGAGACGGCGTCGACGCACAAAATCTTCGGCGTGACGGCACTGGCCGCCACCGACGACGACACCACCGTGGATGTCATCCATCGCCCCGGCCTTGACGCCGTGACCTAATCATGGCTGACCTCCTCGGCAATGCGTCGGATTGGTTGCGGTCACAGCGGCGCTCGCACGCTGCTGTGACCGTGACTTACCGGCGTGGCGCGTACAGCGTCGAACTGCCTGCGACTCGCGGCGCAACCCGCATCGAAAGCCAGGGCAACGACATCGTGCTGCACAGCGAGCAAAGCGACTGGATCGTCGACGCGGCGGACCTCGTTCTCAACAGCGTGGCGGCCGAGCCTCAACGCAACGACACCATCGAGCAAGTGATTGACGGCGTGACGCGCGTCTATCAGGTCGTGCCGCTCGGCCCCGAGAACTGCTGGCGATGGCACGACCGGCTGCAGGCTGAGTACCGGATTCACACGCGATTCAAGGATCAAAGCTAGTGGCCGCGAAGATCGCACAGATTGCCGACGCCATCGTGACGCTGCTTAACGGCGTGCCGATTGTGCTGGACAGTTCCGCGATTACGGCGGTCAAGCGTTACCTGCCTCCGCGATACGACTCAAGCGGACTGGACTCGCCGACGCTGGTGGTCGTGCCGCTGCCTGACGTGGATTATGCGACCGAGACGCGGGCGACAGATCGCCGCTCCTACACGTTCGGCGTTGGCCTGATGCAGCGGCTGGACGACGCCACAGCAACCGGACCCGTGGAAGACTTGCTGGAGGTGGCCGAAGGCATCGCGACGCAGCTGGCGGCTGACGGCAACCGCGTGCTGACGCTGGCCGACGGCGGCGCGGCAAGCCTGATCACCAAGTCGATTGACCCGATTTTTAACCCGCGAGCACTCGACGAATTCAACGTGTTTTTTGCACTGATTACCCCGACATACGCGGTCATCGCGTAAGGAGTCCGACCATGGCTTTCAATTTTGCGCTTGGGATGAACGCCAAGATTTACCAGAACCCCGCGCTGTGGGCAGTCGGCAACAATGCCGAAGTCACCGCCGCCACCGGCAACCTCGTTGTCATCGGCAACTGCAAGGATGTGGCGATCAACCTCGAGACCGGCGAGGCCGACATCACGACACGCGCTAATGACGGCTGGCGTGCGACCGCAGGCACGCTCAAGGACGGCTCGGTCGAGTTCGAGAGCCAATTCAAGTACCCGGACACCG